TGTTAGTACCGTGGTATTTCATAACAGTTCCTTTCTACCGGCTCTCTGCCGAAATGTTAATTGTCAGAAACAAACCCATCCTCAAAAAGGTTCATCTGTCCCTCTATATTCTTGTCCTCCATCCACCAGGAAAATACCTCTTTCCCACTCTTCCGTACTATATTTTTCCCTCGTCTTTTTAGTTCTTCGAGCATTTTATCGAACGCTAAAATATATGCCTTTTTATATGTCGGAAAATCAGCAAATTCTTTCCATCTGTATTTACCTGCCATAGGGCAACCAATGCAACCGACTCGATCATAGCCGCATTCATATAACGCATTGGTGACAATATGTTCCGACTGTATGTAATCCCATACGTCTCTGTGAGTCCAGTCAATAATGGGGTTTACAACCATTTTTCCTTTTAGGTCGCACTGCTCAATAAGTTTCCTCTTGGTGTCATTATCATTCATCAGCATAATTTCATCCGTTGCGTGGAGTCTTATACTTGGTGCTGATATACTCCCCCATTCTCTTCGCTTTGTGCTTTCATCCCATCGAACACCTGTCGAAATGAATCTTTCTTTCCCATATGTTTCTTTCAGGACAGAACAGCAATATCTCACCAGCCTGGTGGGCGGCATGAGCTTTCTTGGAATTAAATTCCACATCGTGGTCCTGCTTCCATTTGGCTGTATATGATAATCAATGCTGCACTTAATTCCCTGCAATTCCAATTCTGCAAATACCTCTCGTATATGCTTTACTGTTGGTGGTGCATCTACAGTAGTGTGGCTATTGGCAATTTCAAATGGTACTCCTGATCGTCTGAATAATCTTAACATTACATCGCTATCTTTACCCCCGCTGTATGTACATACCAATGGCTTCCCATAATGATGCAGGGACATTTCTGATGCCATCTTAATTCGTTCTATTGCCTTTTTTTCTAAGTCCATTTTTCAAAAAGGAGCCAGGATATCCTGTCACGGTGGCCACCGCTCCGGCCTCCCTTCTTAATCACTCAAATTTCGATTTAGATGAATATTGCATTTCCTACCTTTCCATATACAAAACCAGCATCCAGCATTTCTTTCCATTGTTCTTTACTGACTTTTATATCAGCAAAAACCGTATAGTTACTTTCACACCATTCACAAAGCTCGTCCAGTGTTTCAAAAACCGGGCTTACTGGACTACCTTCTGTTGTAGTTTCCCAAAGCTGAAAACCATCTCCTTTTGGCGGGCCTGTATACGGTTCAAAATCCGGGCAACCATACTCTGTAAAACCAATCCCTTTCAAAGTTGCAAAACGCTTACAATTCTCGCATCCTCCCGCACTATTATCATGGCAATAGCTGCAATAATACCCATACCATATTGTATTAAGAGGCCAATCAAAATTTAATGGCACTCGTTTTAATTCTCTTCCCATGTTTCTCCTTCCTCTTCCACTATGAGCGGACACCATTCCGGCCTTACACGAAACACATTTGGTATGTCTTTGTGTTCTTTGGCCTTACATTGCTTATCAATGGAGCAGCATGGGCAATCATAGCAGCTATCTGGCATATTTTCTATTTCTAACATTGCCTTCATCCCTCTGCCTCCTCATGCATTTCATCATACTGGTAATGCAAACGGCATTCTTTGCATATTTCACAGGGTTCTCCATCCCCATCCATGGTCCTTAGTCCAGCGCATAACCCTTCTTCCATTCCTGGATATTCAAAACGTTCGGTCATATAACAGTGGCAAATAGCTTGTTTAATTGTCTTTTCATCCAGCTTTACTTTTCGATAGAGCCAGTCTAAGAGCATGAGCAATTCTGCCCTTGTTATGCCATTATGGGTTTTCAGCCCTAGGTACAGCTTTATCAAGCCCATCCTTTTTTCATCCGACATACCTCCAAACGCTTCCCTGTCAAATTTCATCCCTCAGCCTCCTCCTCTAAACAACGATTTAATCGCAAGAAGCTGCACTTGCATCCAACTCAATACCCTCCATCACTCCCTTCGGCAGCCGGCGCAGTCCCGGAACCGGGCACAGGCTGGTGTATGCATAGACCGGCATCCTGACGGACCATGTATCCGGCGGCGGCTCCCGGATGGCTGATTCCGCCAAAGCCGCTACAGCTGATGCCCGTAAAGTTTTGTTGGCCTTAGCCTGCTTACTGTCTGCTTTCTTTCTCAATTAGGTACCTCCCTTCGTATCACAAATGTCAGTTTAATGTGTCAATGATGACTTACTTACCAACCCAATTTTTCTCATTTTTTTCATAAATAACTTCATTTCGTAATATGTAAGTCCGGCACAGGTGTTACCAATCTTCTTATTGTCCATCAAATCTTTATCATATGACTGAATAATGTGTTTACCTGATTTTTTATGTAATAAATCAACGCATTGTGTATACTTATATTTTTTATTGTATCTTTCGTAACAGGCTCCGTATTCATCGTCTGATACCTTTGTAAATCCAATTTCTTTTAACTTGTCATCAATATTTTTAAATAATTTCATCATGTATTCCTCTTTCTCCGACACTCAGCAGTCGGCTGCTAATATTAATTTTCTACATCCGTATACCATCCACATTCTTTTCCAAGGCAGTATTCGTCGTCCTCGTCCTCACGGATACAAGGACAGTAATCCGTTTCTGCTATTTTCTCATCTGTGGCAATACACGTTCCTCCAATTTCTCCGTTTTTCATGTTTCACCTCTTCTCGCTTAAATTCTAATTCTGATTACAACCGGCATCCCCAGGTTCCTTCACAAGTTCCTTGTCCATCTGCCTTATTACCTCGGGCCACTCACACAACCCGGTGCCCTCTATCTCCACTGTTCTCCAGCTGCAGGTATCGCAGTCCTTACCATCATCCCACGACTGTGCCATCCTTCGGCACTCCTGGTAATCCTTCTCCATCTCGTCCGACACATCCAGGCGCAGCTCCGTATGCGGCGCCGGGAATAATTTAATCTTTCTCATGGCTCTCCTCCTTCATCTCCTTTAGAACTCTGCACACTGTCCCTTCATGCAGTCCCATATCATCCGCAATCCACCGATTGCTCCGGCCAGCTTCATGCAGCGCCATCACCTTGCCTTTGTCTACCCTCTTGGCCCGTTTGGGATGACCGTCCACTGCGGACCTATCCTCCACGCCGGAATCCCTGGATCCGCTTTTATTTTTGTCAATGGGGGGGGCACCACGCATCATACGTTCAAGCTCGAAATTATCCATTGCAGGTTCGTTCCGGAAGAACAGGCAGCCCTCCAGCAGGTTTTGCAGTGTATCCGGGGAATAGTCCGCCCATCGTTTCGGCTCCGAGGTATTCGGCGCCATAATATTAATCTCCTGGCCTACGGCAGCCAGCCGCAAGGCCTCTATCATATCAATCTGTTTCACGAACATAATCCTTAACCTCCTCCAGTCTGCTGATTGAGACTTCATACGCAATCCGTTTCTCACACTCGGCCTCACTTAGTTGCTTCACATATTCCTATTTAGTGGATGTGCGCCAGACTGGACCCCCTGGCTGTATGGTCCTCCATTATCTCTCCATAGGCACATCCGCTGCTGGTCTTACTGGTTGTGCATACACCAGAGCCATGCCAGCTATCTTTACGCAGTCTCGGTCCTGCGAATCAGGTCCCGGTATGCGCTGCTGTGTTATAAACTACGATTAAAAACTTGCCGGTACTGGCTCCCAGCTTTGGCTTTGGACCAATCAACGGCCCCGGCTGCCGTCCAACTTTGGCATGGCGCTCCCGTTGCTTTCTCGGCGCGTTATCAGCTCACCCTCTTTTTTATTGTCTATCTGGTTTTTGCTCCAGAGATTTTTTTACAAGGTCCCTCGTTCGTCCTTGCGCCGTATAGCCGATATGCCAGCTTAACGATTTGGTTGACAAAAACATGTAAAAACTGTAAAACACGCTCATGTTAAGCAAATGTTAATATCGCTGCCCTCTTTTATCATACCGGCATCTGGTATGGGCATGGGCTGCCAAGGTAACACCGGTCCACAAATGTCTCTGCCTCTCCGCTCTCCAGGGCCTTAATAGCCATCTCATAAGCCTGTATCTGCTTCTCCGCCTCTGCTATAAAACCTATCTTGTCAGGTATCGTGTTTCCGACAATTCCAGTGCGTACCATTTGCTCCCATCCCTTATCTGTGGTTTGGTAGCGGTATGTATTAATGTGTTCCTGCAATATCGCAATTGCTCCCTGTCTATCTATCATTCCTCTGCCTCCTCGTCATTTCCGGTACATTGCGAGCATCCCTTGCACATTTCGCATGGTTCATCCGCCCAAGCGTCCCCATATCCAATACATGGCCTTTTTTCTTCTGCCGGTTCTACTCCGCGCAGAATGCATGGCTCCGGCTTCCTACACCGCTCAAACTCAATCACCCAAACCCAGGGATTAGCTTTCCAACCATATCGTGACATGTCTTTCTTTGAGATTGTAGAATCCCATAGTTGCGAAAATGCATATTGTTGTTCCTGCCCATTCAATACATGAGGATGTTCTGTTTTAATCCCTTCCTTTTCTATCTGGTCAGATGTTATCTTCTGCAACCTCTCCACCCTCACATCTGTCACTTTTAGCCAGATGCGAGCTGCTTCCTTTGGCATATGGATTGATGGGTGCCACTTATGCATTGACGGCGGAAACGTATCATCTTCTGTGGTTCCGTAATCTGTGCGATATACAAAGCATCCTGGTGCTCCTTTATATGTATCCGGCACCAGAGTATTACACGCATTTGCACATCTTGTACAAGGATTAAATCCCCATGTTTCCCGGACATACAGGATATCGCCTGGATGGTATCTACACATTTCTTCCGGCTTATATCTATCTCCTGTCTCTCGGTCTATGTAGCAGATAACGCTTCCATTTACCTCAACGTCAAACTGGTTGGATATGTCGATATCAATCTTTCTCCGCGTGACCGTCTTGCGTCCTTCCAGGATTGCCCGGACCATTTCACCATTAAATAATATCGGTCTTATCATGACCTGTTCCTCCATCCGAAAATAGTTAATACTCATCATCGTCAACCAATATCTTGCAATCTTCCCACTCAGCTCCACACCGGGCGCATACCAGAAAATCTGGTTCGTCTGCATACGGAACCCCTCTGGTGCAATCGCAATATCTGCATTCCCAGTGGGTTCCTGGCGGCTTTTTTATAAAGCCATTCTGCACGGCACAGCCCCGGCATATGTTCAGCTCAGTTCCATTTTTCCTGTTTTTGATTTTGACAGTCTTGGATGTGCAGCAATCACACATATCACATTTCATTGCCTTCTCCTCCCTTCAGTTTCAGTACTGATACTTCATAAGCAGTGCGTATCTCTGTTTCTGTCTCACTGAGTTTTTTGATGTATTCGCGGCTTTGTACGCGGCCCCATATCTCTATCCTGTTTCCTACCTCGAATCCGGATGCACGGCGTGCATTGCGGCCCCAGCAGATACAGGGGATATAGTCCGATTTACCATATGGGCGGTTTACTGCCAGAAGGATGTCCGCGATTTCCTTTCCAAGCGGGGTTTTCCTGTAGACAGGCGGCTTGCAGATATAACCGTCCAGGAATATCTGGTTATTTTTTGTGCAATCCGTTGGAGTGGGCAGGTCCAGATGAATCTCTCTTACAAACACAGACAGCTTCAACCGGCTTCTGACTCCTTCGCGCTGGTTGTAGGAGCGGAACTGGCCTGTGTACTCCACAGTATGGCCGGTATAGTCTTTATGCACATCTATCAGGTTTTCGGATACCATCAACGGAATGATGTCCACCTGTCCGCTGAGCCGGTTGACAGCCACATCCACCATATAAAATCCTTCTCCGAACACTTTGTGGCTGAAGGTAAATCCGGAAGCAATCTCACCCATCATGTTTACCTTGTTGTTTTCTGTTTTATTTAACATATTGTTTTTCCTCCGTGTTATTTTCCCAATCACCTGCCAGCCAATCCATTACATTATCGGATATGCCTAATATTAATTCTCTTTTATCATCTACCGATATGGCCTTAATAATGTCGGATTGCTGCAGATACTCAACAATGCGGAATGCAATCATTACAGACAGCTCCACATCGCCTGATTCCCGTATATGCTCACTCACTGTCATTTGTTCCCCTTTATCTAACTGAACGGCAGCCCTTCATCCTCTATGCCATCCGGAATGCTCATAAATCCGTCCCCGATGTCCGTGCCCTGGACCTGCCGCTGTTCCGGGCCTCTGCCCGATGCTCCCTTGCTGTCCGCGAACTCCTGATCATCCAGGATAACCTCCGTCGTGTATACCTTCCGTCCCTCCTGGTTCACATAGCTTCCCGTCTGTATCCTGCCCGATACAAGCACCCGCATTCCCTGGCGGAAATATTTCTCGGCAAACTCGGCGGCCCGGTCAAACGCGACACAATTGATAAAATCGGCTGTCTGCTGGTCTGAAGCGCTGTCCTGGTTCCTGCGCCCCCTCCTGTCCACCGCAAGGGTGTACCTTGCAATGGCCATGGAGCGTTCTCCCTGGGTATACCTTATATCCGGATCCCTGGTCAGCCTTCCCATCAATATGACTCTGTTCATCTTCTCCTCCTGTTCTTCTTCGGTCCAAAAATGTACTCATATTCTGATATATAGCCGGCCATGGTCTTAAAGACTGTCTTATACCAGTACATCCCCTGCTTGTCCCTGTACAACAGGTAGGTCCGGTCCCCTGACCGTTCCTTTCCGATGTATTCCGCCGGTCCGGCCTCTGCCGGCATGCTCTCTATGGACATAGCGGTTTTCATAGCCTCTGCTGCTTCATCCTGCTTCTCCAATCCTTACCACCTTCCAAAAGTCCCCGGCAGGGAAATCATAATCATCATTAATCGTGTATATGACTTCCCCTTTTACCCGGCTTACGGATAGTTTCTCAATCTTAACCTTATAGTCCTTTTTCGGGCAGTTGTCCGGGTTGTCAATATCCGGGCATATTTCATATGGATCCGGCTCGTCGCACTCATAGCACTGTATCCGGTCCCGGAAGCGGATGGTCCTTCCAATCAGGTCCTCACAGGTCATCGTCCGGAAGGAAGCAGAATCCATCTTCTTCCGGCTCGGATACCGTTTCCTCCGGCTCATCCTCTTCGTCAAGATAATAGCGCCCAAATATATTAAAAAATTCCTGTCTTGTGTGTGTCCGCTCAAATGCGGCCTGCCCGATTTTATGCAGCTTCTCCGCCTTTTTCGCATCCGCATGCACCCCTTTCCTGTTGTCCGTGTGGCAGGTTTTGCACAGGTGGACGGTCAGGCCATACTTTTCTGACCACTTCCTGTTTGCCCCGCCGAATATATGATGCTTTTCCAATGGCCCTCAGCGGCCGCACAAGAAGCATTGAGTGGTGGGTTCTGTTTCAATTACACTCTTCATCCTGCACTATCTCCTTCATGATTTCTCCCAGGCGCGCAATGTTCCTTTGGATCTCCCGGGCATATTCTATGGTTCCGGTCCGCATCCACTGCATGACCTCCTCCGCCAGCCGGCATCCTTCGTCCCGAAGCCCTCCCTTCGGCTCCGTTACCTGGGTGCCATTATGGCAGGGG